TGAGCCAAAGTGTAGGAATAATGCAGAAATAACCTACATGTGACGGCTTCAAATCACATCTTATTTTCCATAAACTACGGTCGAACTGATATCTTTCCCGTCTGCGGAAAAGACTTTTGTAAGACGGGCAAGCTCCTTACCAGCAGCATCCGTAAGAACCGCTTCCATGTTAAGCATGTTATTCGAAAACTTCTTAACAAGCTTCTGCCCTTTAGAGTCGGTAGTAATGATTGTACTGCTGTTATCCGAAAAAGACTTCACAGTACGCCCAAGCTCAACTCCGTCCGGATCAGTTAGAACCGTGGTGCAGGTCAAGAAGTCATTTGAAAAGGTCTTGACCAAAGTCCGACCCTGTGAATCGATTGTGCTGATGATTGTGCCATCGTCCGAAAAATGTTTATAGCCATCTGTTAGACCAGCTGTAAGAATTCGGTCGATTTCATCGTAATCATCGCCAATAAACTCACCAGTTATCATTGTACCATCGGCCTGATGAGCTGTAAATCCCTTTTTAAGGGTTTCCTTGCTGACGGTGTCGGCGGTCAGATCGATTAACGTCCGGCGATTGTAAACGACCTTATTTACAGCCATTTACTCTCACCCCGCAATCGTTACCGTCACTCCCCCAGCAGGATTATCAGCTTCAACATAAGGAATTGCTTCAACTTCTACCTGAGACAAACAGTTATACTCTGCATCAGGTAGAATCGTCTGCTTTGCGGTGGACGGTGTAACTGTCTTAGCCTGCGGTTTCATGTTTTCCGAGCCGGACATTGTACCCTCAATGCCGAGGATAGTTACGCCCTCTCGAATATTGTTGGCAACCAGCTTACCTTTTTCGGTTGTGTCGATTCCCACTTTACCACTGCCATCGTGGAAACCCTGAGGAATTGTAACATCCTCATCTCTGGTAGTAATCTTCTTACTAACGGCACCATTATTCTTCATAGTACCTGTAAGTTTGTTGCCACTGACATACGCGGTCTTACCCGCCAGAATTTCAGCGGCAGCAGCAGTTGCATCCGTAGAATCTACGTCAAATGTACAAGTGCCCTCAATCTGGGCGCCACTCTTATAATGAGCCTTGGTTCCCAAAAGAAGCTTACTGGCTTCCACGGTATCACTGGTAAGGTCAATCAGGGTTCTGCCACCATAAATGACCTTGT